CCAAGAATCAGACATCATATCAGCAGACCATCTTTTAGTAACCTCTTGCATCTCGATAGTGTCTTGTTTCAACTCTTCAAGCAACATTTGCTTATCAGCCTCTGAAAGTTCCTTAGAATCCATTATTAAGTCGCCTAAGTCCTTTAAACTTTCAATACCTGTTATAGTACTAGCAACTTCTAAAATAGGTTTAGAGATACTCTTACCAGCTTTAGCCATCTTTCTTAATAGATTACCAACTGCTGTTCCTTTACCACCGTTCTTTTTATCACTCATCTTCTATATCTTCAAATATACTAATTCTCATTTCTCCATCTACGCCTATTGATGCTCTTAACTGAACATAATCAAAATCGTTATCTAACATATAATACCCTAAAACATCAATTAAATTATCTCTATTAATCTTCATATGCTATATATTAAACACTTCTCTTATCCCAAACAGTATAGTTATTTCTTATATCTAGATGTGTAAACGTATCATATCTTCCTAAACCTTGAAATATAACACCTTTAAGCATTGGGTTTCTTCTTAGATTCTGTACTATATCGAAAACTTCATCAGGTGAGAAACTATGAACAACGATGTCCGCAGCTTTACCTAATTTATGCTGACTTTTCTTAGAGCCTCCTATTGCTTTATTATGTTTAGCACACCTATAAGCACTATTAATAGTTATTGGTGCATCTACGTAATCCCTAAGTATCTGTAAATTGATTGCTACTATCTTTATATTAGATAATACCTCTGGTGGCATTTCACAACCGCATTTGCATTGGAATTCTGATAAATTAAAGTTCTTAGTTATTTGCATCTATACAGTGTTTTAATTCAAGTTTCAATGATTCCATTTGGTAATAGGCAATAGCTTCTTGCTTTTTTCTATCTGCTACTCTATCGCTTCTGTCTTTATTATATTCTTGATTTTCTGCGTTACGATGTATCTTTTGGTATATAAGCGTAAATGAATTAGTAATAGTTATGATAGAAATAATTAAACCAATAAAAGTTCTCACTTTCAATGATACCATTTCATCAGTCATTTCTTTCTTCTCTTCTTTCATTGTTTATTAAGGTTTAAATAAAACGTGTAATAAAGTTTTCTCCAGTGCGATTGGAGTGTGAATCTCTCCTTTTTCAAAATGAGCAATATCTCCTGTAAAATAATCTAATCCTGTTGCTTTGTCGTGCATTTTTCCGCTTATAATCTCCACGCTTTCTATTATATCTTCGTGGAAATGCTCTCCGAATTCACCATCTGCTTCCATTTTTGTATCAAAGCATAGGTAGTCTTTAAACCTGTTTTTTCTTCGTCTAATAAATACTTTATCATTTAACTCAAACCACTGCATTAAAGGAAAATTCATTAAATCACTCCTGTTTATCGGGTCTGTAGCGTTAGCGGAATTATATCTATCAACTGCTTTAACAAGGTTTTCGTGGGCTTCATCAATCAAAGCTATTAACGCTTCCCTGTATCTATCGTCAACTTTACTATTTAGCACTGTAAACATCTTTTATTATTTTTATAGCATCTTCGCTTTGTTCTACGCTTCTATTTATCGCATATATATTTTTTTCGTTTGCTAAAATACTTTTCTCAACAAGTTTAATCAAAATGTCTTTATTTTGTTCTTGTTCATATATGTATTTTTTAAGCAATTCTTCCTGTGATTTTTCTTTTCTTATTATACTATAAACTAATAAACAACAAACTCCAAGTAATAAACCTATTACTGTTATAGAATCAGTTTGTAAAAGTTCTTTTACATCTCCAATTTGTAATAGGTGCATATTTATTCGTCTTTTTTTATCACAAAGATAGTATTATTGTTTCTGTCCTTCTTACTTAAATACTCTTTAAGTTTCTCGATATTCTCTTCTTTAGGTTTGTACATATTTTCACTCATAATAACCATCCTCCTGTATAATTAACATCCTTGTCAGGTGACATATCTCCATTAGCATTAGTTAAATACTCTGGGTATAATGTAGAATTAGCACATATAAAATCTAAAAACCTTTTAGTGTAAAACTCTGCATTATCCCTTGTTCTTTGGATAATATAATCTAAATCATTCTTATCTACCACATCACCATTTTCAGATGTGTGCTTATGAATACCTCCATTTTTTACTTGGAACATACTAAAAGGAAGATACGTAGCTTGTGAGTACCATATTAGCATAGGCTTAATATAGTCATCTAACAGTAACTTATAATCTTCATTAGCTACATCACCAATAGTACCACTTATTATTAGTTCTTGTAGTTTCTCGTAAAGATTAGTACCTAAATAGTTGTGGATATTTGTATCTTGTGCTACTTCTACAAATTGAAGAATCTTATCACTATCAACGTTGCCATCAATTATTGATTTCTTCTTTAACTCTCCTACCGATATGAATAATGCTTTTTTCGCCATAACTTTAACTTCTATATGCTCCTTTATCTGGTCTATCAATCATTCTCTCATCAATTTCTGATGGATTAATTGGCTCAATGAAATCATCTTTGGGAGCGATTTGCTTCCCTCCTATCTTTTTGTAAACTCTTAACTCCCAAAAATGATGACAATTCTTACCTCCTTTGAACTTAAATAAACTATATCTTGCTTTATTGTGTCCTAATTCCTTATTCACACCTCTAAAAGACATCATATTAATATCTTCTTTACGAAATACAATATTGTTAGATGTGTAGTTTTCCATATGCTTACAGAACTTTCTGCTATCACTAGAATTTCTTACAGGACTATAAGCGTATCTTACTTTATAAACTCCATTATCTTGACTACTCTTTTTCTTAGGGTTAGCTTCTGCTAGAGAATCGATTTTAAAGTCCTTTTCTGCGTCTTTTACCTCTTCGGAGTGTATTAGCTCCCAACCATCAGAGATAGTCTCTCCAAGGCTCTCTAATTGGCTCATAAGGTCATCCTCTTCACTATCGGTCAACTCAACTTTGTCAGATGATAGTTTTTCACCAGTTTCTTCTTCTCTTTTAATCTTAGTAGAGATATTATCTAATTCTGTAAACTCGATAGGTTGAAGTGTAGTGAAATATAAATCTAATTGAATATCGTTAACTAAAAGTATTTCTTCAAATGCGTGTAGTATCTCATCTTGTAATGGTCTAATAATAACATTATCCATTAATACCGATGCTGTACGTAATTCTTCTGCATTATTACCAAAACCTGTGTTATCTTTAATACCTAATAGTATTGGAGATGTTACACCGTGTCCTAACATTATCTTCTCTCTTGCCTCATCACTCATAAATTGGTATTGAGCGTGAGCATCTGGTAAATGTATAGGCTCTAAGTCTGCTTTAGTTTCTTGTGATTCGTTAAATGCAATGATAAACTTACCTGCATTACTTGAGCCACTAAACTTTTGGTATATCTTTCTCTCAATAGCATCTTGAGTTTCTTCACTAGGTACTCCATTATTAAAGTTAATTAATAAAGATGGTTGTAACCCGTTCTTAATATTGTTAATATGATAATTCGATACCTCTTCTTCTAATGAACAGTATTGTAAACACCCGTGATAATCAACAGGAGCATAGTAATAGAACCCACTTCTATAAGGTTTTACAACATATATCTCATTAAGTTCTTTATTTGAACCATTACCGAATGATGGTATGCGTTTAGGTTTATCCGTAGTCTTAATATCCTTCCAAGATGGATGGTAGTAGTATGCGTTGATAAATCCTTTCTTATCTGCTTTCTCTGCTCTTAAACACTCCATAGGAAAGTGAGATACTTTAAGCACCTTGTTCCTTGCTTTGTTATATGTAACTTGAATAGCTGCTTGACCTAATAACTTATAATCCGAACAAACTTTCTTAACTTGTCTTTTGTGTAACAACTTCTTCATCTCAAGATACTCTTTAGGTTTGTCTAAAGAATCTAATGCGTCAAGACCTCTACCGAATACCATATCAGTAATACCATTAACACATCTTGAGTTTGTAGGAGAGCCTAAGTAACGCTCTATAATCTTATCAAAGTAGTCGTTGTTATCTCCAAAAGTCATCCAATCCTTGTTGTAGACTTCTTTAACGGTAGGTTTTTCATATCCAGATAAGTTATACTTAGATACTCTTATTCCTGTTTGTGGTTTTTTATCTTCCATAATTATACAAAGGCATATTCGCCACTGTTATCATTTTGTTCGTAATCAGATTCCGTATCTAGCCTATCACTAAATACAACTATATCTCTATAAATTGGTAGGTTATTAGAATCAATAGCTGATACTAATAATGTTGTGTTTACATTTATGTTTGCAACTAAGTCTGTTATGTCCACAAGAAAGTACCCATCATAGAAAAAGGATTTAAGTTCTCCTATTGTTACAGCATCACAAAACACTTTCTCCTTAGTTTCTTGATTAGTAACCCATACACCAATAGCAGTATTTCCTACTTCTCTTAGAATATAGGGAATACTTATAGTCGGTAAATTATCGTAATCGAATATTGTCATAATATAATAACAAAAAAAGCCATATTTGTTTTATATAATAAAAAAGAGGCTACCGTTTTAAGTGTAGCCTCCATATTATTAAACATTTTAATACTATTAAGTATTAAGGTACTAATACACCATCAGATAATACTGCGGTTTGCACATCATATCCTGTTAATGCTCCTGCAACAACTATGTCAGGGTCTACAAAGTAAGCCATACTTAGTTCTTTACCTTCAATAGCCATAGTGTAACCGTTTAAGTCACCCATTGCACCACCTGTTGAACTAGATACTGCTACTTCACATCCGTTTTGCGCTCCTAGTATTCTAAAATTACCATTATAATCTTCAAGGATTATATGTGGTCTACCATAAGATAACAATTTTAACTGCACTTGAGTTAAATTATCTTGTTTTTTAACAACGATGTTCGCTGTTTGTGTCCAGAACGATGTTCCGTTATCACGAGAGATTTCGTTAGCTTCATCAAAAGTATTATTCTCACCTCTTAACTCAAATTTATACACGTCTACTGGTGTAACTAAAGCGGTTATTAAGTCTAAATCTTTATCTGCTGTCAAAAACTCATCGTACATTCCTGCTGAAAAGTTACCGATATACATATTACGTAAACCACCTACATTGGATTTACACGCTTCGGTTCT